GTGCGTTGAACATCAACTCCTCAACGATGTAAGAGTCCGGGCAATCAGGAGCCATTGACCGCGCCGCCGAGATGCACGCTCTGATGATGTCTTGTTCGTTGTATTCGAGCGCTTGCAACCCGAGAAGCACGAAGATGTCGTGCATCATTACGGGGATGGTCTTCGTCGTTCTCACTTCCGCAAGCAACGCCTTGCCGTACGTATAGGCTTCTTCTTTCTGCTCACACACAAGAAGTGTTTTGTAATACTGCGCCTTGTAGTAGAGCCGCTCCATCCCGCTGAGTGTGTCGTCTTTGAGCATCTTTTCCATCATCGACAGGAGCCGCTTGCGCTTCTTCTCTCTGAGCTCCGGCGTCCACTGATAACCGTAATGGTTTGATATCAGGTTCGTGGTGATGGTCTCTTGTGCATATTGCGGATGGTTATGCACCGCATACTTGTAGGAGATTGTGCCGCGGCGGAATATTCGAGGGAGTGTGAGCGAGTCTTGGAGTGTGTCCGTGATGATGTTGCGCGTAATCATCATAACCGTCTTAACTTCCGGTGGCTGAGATTCAAGCAATGGCCGGAGTTCTTTTTGCGCCTCTTCCGTAAGTTCTTCATCGCCGTCGTAGATGAATACCCAGTCGCCCTCGCATAAAGCGATCGATGCGTTTCTTGCCTCGCTGAAATCTTCTTTCCATTCGTGGTCATACAGTCTGATCTTTTGATCGTTGAACCCGATGATGATCTCTTTTGTCCGATCAGCGGAACCGGTATCAAGTAACACTATCTCATCCGCGATTGGTAGAACGCTTCGGAGCGCCCTTTCTATGTTCTTTTCCTCGTCCCGTACAATCATTGCAACGCTAACTAACATCTCTCTTTATGCTCCTTTCGCATAGATTCTCGCGGATTCGAAGAGCGGCGCACAGTAGCGCAGCATCTCCTCGCGAGGGATAGATGGTACACGGATAAAACTCGGCAATTGGTTGTTTAGATAACTGGAGGCAACCGTCATGAAGTAGTTACGCAGGTATTCCGCACGGTTAATCGTTGCATTTCGCGGCATATACACACTGTCCTCAAAATGGTCGACGATGTACCGAAGGATCGCGTTGATCGACCGAATACGCCGTTCGATCCCGTGCGTATGGCTTGATTTGTGTATGCGATAGTGGCGAAATGGTTTGTTGATCGCTTTGGTACGCAAGCCCATTCGAAGATAGTGCATGGTGTTGATCGTGTCCACGTCGCATCCGAGATACTTGATATAACCGCGGCGCTTTAAGAAGGACGCTCTCATCAATCCTTTCGAAGAGAGCACACTTGACCCGTGCCGTTCGAAGGTTCGCCGTACCGCGTCTTTCGCTTCATAATCCTCAACCGGCCACATCTCCGTCGAGCGGCCGTCTTCGTAATGCACGCAGCAACCCGAGTACACGTAATCGATCCGTGGATCCAATTCGATTAGCTTTACCGACTCCGCGATCGTGTCCGGTTCGAGCCAGTCGTCTGCATCGTAGAAGTAAATGTACTTGCCTTTCGCCTCTTCTATCATTCGATTTGTGCCTTCCAACACGCGGCCCGAGTTCATATCCGATCGAATGATCTGAATACGATCGGCATAACGGTTCAGCACATCGCCGGATTCGTCGGTCGAACAGTCGTCATACACGATGATCTCGAGATTGCGGTGTGTCTGGCTGAGCATCGAATCGATGCACTGCGCGAGATACCGCCCATAGTTGTAGTTATTGATCCCGACCGTGACTAACGGCGCCGTTTCCATTTTCTCGCCTTCTCTTCTTTTGCCGTTTCTTTTGCGGTGATCCCCGCGTAGAATCCAAGGCCGAGGCCAAGACTCACGCCGATGATGAATAGTATGATGTGCATTCTCTTCACTCTCCCAAACAAAAAAGAGCCTTCCGGCTCTTCTTTGTGTTTATTATTCACTTGGTGAATGTTTAGTATTGATTCAGCACCGAGAGTATCGTCGCAATATCCTCAGGGCGTTGCTTTGTTTCTGTCTTGAGATATGTATCGTTTATGTTCTTGTATTGTTCCTTGCGCTTGGAATACTTCGTGACCGGCTCGAGATTCGAACGGCAGTTGACGTGCAACGGCGGCGTATTGGAAGCGATCGCGCCTGTATCGTGCGCCGGGATGAATATGTTATTGCGTTCGCGACACATATCCGTTGTAAGCATATCCAGTACCGCGTTGAAACGATATCCCTCGAGTATCGTGCTGCCTTGACACTCTTCAAGCGTCCCGACGTTATACGCCCGCGTCGCTTCGGTGATGGCAATCGCTTTCGCCCGTTGCCTCGCGAAGTCGGTGATCTTGTTGCGGAGATAGGTCGTCGCCTGCTCCGCGCTCATCCCCTGCTTGATGGTATCGTTAATGAGATCAGTCACGTGTTCGAGCGTGTCTTGCGCTTCAATCCCCGCGAGCTTGACCGTGTACTGGTTCATAAACGCCATCGCCTTCTCGCTCGGCCGGAAGTATTCGTCGAACGCTTCCGCTTCATTCTTAATGAGTTTCGTCCCGATGATTCCGAGCAATCCCTTCACGAGTTTGGCGTCGTTCTGCAAAATGATCTTGAGCACGGCCACTGTCTGGCTCCAATCAGGTGTCGCAAATCGCCGGTTAGGCGCGCGCGTGAACTTGCCCCGCGCCTGCTTGACAATATCGCCAAATCCGCTGATACGACCGTACAGGAACGCCGTCATCACACCGCTCATAATCGCGTTTTGAAAATCAGGAATGATGTCGTAGGTTATGGATCGATTATCAGTTACCGCCTGCCGAAGCCGTTTCCACGGGCTCATCAGGTAGTGTGTTATTCGGTTCTCCGCGTAAATGAGCGCCGTCTTGGTCATTATCGCCGTCGGCATCCGGTATCACCGCCCCTTCGTATTCCGGGATAGATAGCATGTCGCGAATCCACGGTTCCGTGGGATCCACCACGCCGCCGCTTATCAACGCGGTTATATATCCAGCCATCGCCGTCTTGTCATCAACGCTCGGTTGCACGTTGATCGCGAACTCGCCATAATCCTCTTGCACGCCGAAGTTGTACTCAACAAGCCGTGTTATCAGTTGGTCAATGATTTGGTTCGCGTAGTTCGTCGCCTGCGAACGCATCGTGTCTTGGAAGAGTTGCATGTGCGTTTTGCTCATCGCGTAAGCGCCGGTATCCGAAGACGATGATATCAGTTGAGGCACTTGCAAGCCTCGGAATATAAGCGTGTTCAGATACTCGATCGAGTCTTGAAAACTCCGGGCCATATCGCTCCCTGGTTGAAGCGTGGATATCTTGTCACCGATCGGCACCGATACGCCGGCCTTCGAAAACCACGACGCGAAGATTGCTCTCGCCGCATTGGGATCCGCGCTCTCGGCCACCACTGTTGGAATCGCGAACTTCTCCATCGCCACCGCCCACCACTTCTTGAGCGCGGTTTTGAACTGCCAGCTCGAGAATACGGGGCGAAGGACGCTCTCACCGTAGATGCCGCCTCCGTTGCGGAGGACCAGACACTTCTCCGGCGGCAGGATAATCTTGCCGTACTTAATCGTCGTGAACTCAATCGCGAGCGATTCGTCATCTTGAACCTTGAACGCGCATTGATACGGCGCGAGCCGTGTGATGTCGGCCACCTTTGCGATACCGTTATCGATCGTGTAGATGATCTCTCCGACCGCATAACCGTAGCCTTGAGCCTCATAGATCATTCGCTGGAGCACGTTGCCGATAGAGGTGTTCGAGAAGTCTATCGCTTGGTTGATTGTCTCGTCTATCCGCTCATCCGGATGCGTGTATCTCCCGATCGATGAGTAGATCATATTCGTCGTGTACTTGAGCCCTGCTTTAATCGTCTCGTCACGCGTGAGCATCTTTTCTTTGTCTTCGTTCTCGAGGTCATCTTCGTTCAGTATCACGCCGAGAATCTCCCAGAAGCGATCCAGGAGGCTGATATATTGCGTTGTGTCTATTTTCTGCTGTTCTGCCATTTCATCACCACGCCGTGTATTCGGATTTTGTGCCTGTGTAGAGGCCATAACGCATCGCGTCCATCAAGTGATCCTGGAATTTTACCGGTTCGTCGAGCACGCGCCCGTCTTTGTCTTCCCGCCATTTGTACGATTGCAATTCTTTGATCAGGTTCGAGCTCTCCGAGTAGACGCGGAGCTTTCGGCTCTTCGCAAAGTCGATCCCTTTGAGCACGTCTTTCTTTGCCGGCATCGCGGTTAAGCCCGCCGCCCTCAGCTCTTGGATACGGTTTGGTTCGGCGCTGTCGCAATAGATGCGGCCCAATACGTTGAGTTGCTTTATCTTGTCGATCAGTTCCGAATTTGTGAGGTGTGTCTGATAGATTAGTTCCCGCAGGTATATCTCGCCGTCGTACTCGCGTATCTCCACGAGCGCCGTCGGGTTGTTGAACCCAAAGTCGAGCCCGTATGTAACCGTTCCGGCTTTCGGCATCTCGTTTGTGAGCCGCCAGTTAGTGTAGATCAAACCCTTTGGGGATCCCCATTCGCCCAGCGCGTAGATTTGGTAATACGTCGGGTCTTGGTCTTTGAGCCCTTCAATCACTTGCTTGTAGTCGTCTCCGAGGAATCGGTTGTCTTTGTACGTTGTCTTGAGGATCGAGGCGTTCTCGACGTGTTGATCGAAGAACCGCTTCTTGAGCCAGCTATACTCGGATACGGGGTTAAACGATAAGATGATTTGGTTCGGATAGTTAGATCGGGTTCGGAGCCGAAGGTCGAGCTGCATAAAATCTTCCGGCGTTATCTCCGATGCTTCTTCTATCCAGATATCCGTAACACCCGCGATGGATTTGAGCTTCTCAACATCGTCGAGTCCCGTAAAGAGTATCTGGTTATCGGATATGCCTTTTATTTGCAACGTGATGTCGAGTTCTGTTTTGTCGATTTTGAATATCGGCTGGAGCTTCCACGCGGAGATGACGCTTCGGAACAGGTCGTATGTGCTATGTCTGTTGGTTCTCGCTACCTTCCGAACTACCAGATATCGATGCCCGCGTTCCCGGAGCATCCGATACAGTATCTTCTGCGCGATGAAGTGGCTCTTCCCAGAGCCTGCACCACCGTAGTAAACCTCGTAGCGGTTGCGTGTGTTTAAGTACGGGATGAACGGTGAATTGAATTCTTTCGCTTTGCTTTTGAATTGGATATCAATAACAGTGTCACTCTTCATCGTCCTCAAATCCAATACGAATTTGGAACGATCCGGAGTGTTCGATGTCCATATTATCGCGCTGCCCGAGTATTTGCTTGCCGAGCCATATCAGAATCGTTCTGTCGCCGGATTCCGCAAGTTTCCATTGCATCCTCCGAAGACTTGCCCGGCCGAGAAGTCGCGCTTTGTTATATAGCTCGTTAAACCTTTTGCTTCGCTGGAGTGTGTCAACAGACATTCCGAGCACGGACGCGATTTCTTCCTGCGTGCAATGTATTTGGGCGAGCTTTTCCGCAAGCTCGAAGTCTATTTCTTTTCTTGGCCTTGCCATTCTAATCACCTGCTTTTATATGCACCGCAAAACGTCATGGTGTCTTTTTTTCATAAAGTTCCCCGTTTCGCTTTATCGTGATGTTCGGGTCGAGCTTCCGCATCCGGTCGATGATGACGCTGCAGTATTTCGAATCTATCTCCATTCCGTAGCACTTGCGGTTTAATTGATGCGCCGCGACCATTGTTGTGCCGGAACCGAGATAAATGTCTGCCACATTGTCTTGTTCTTTAGAATTATTCAACAGCGCGTTTTCAACCAATTTAACCGGCTTCATGGTTGGATGTTCCTTGTTCGATCTCGGCTTGTCAACCTTCCATACGCTTGTCTTGTGTTCGCCTAACCCATAAAACTTGTGCGTTTTGTTCCACGTCAACAATATTGGTTCGTGCTGATATTCATAATCAAGTCTCCCCATCGAAAACGTAGGAGCGTTTTTATACCACATTAAAACGTGCCGCACAGGCAGTCCGGCATCCCTCATCATCATCATCATCATTCCCAATTCTCCGCCTTGCGGAGCAGTAACAAAATATGTACAACAGTCATTTGAATAGTTCTTTAGGTTTGTGAACGCGGATACGAGTTTATTATAAAGTTCGTCACGAGAAATGTTATCGTCTTTAATATCCTTTAAATTCCTTCCAGCCTTCTGGAAGGAATTTAAGAATCGGTTTTTTGCGCCAATCTCTACCCCATACGGCGGGTCAGTAAACACCATGTCCGCCTTCTCCCCGTTCATCAGCTTTGCCATCTGCTCACTATCCGTGCTATCCCCACATAACAAGCGATGCGGGCCTATCTCGAACAAATCGCCGAGCGCAATGTCGGTTTCGATTTCGTCTGGCACTTCGTAGTCATCTTCTTGCGCTTCTTGCTTCGGCATCCAATCTTCCGGGAAGTCGATGCCCCAATCTGAAAGTTTTGGAGCGTCCCATTCGTTGGCTAAAATATCCCAGTCCCAGTCGCCGTAAGGAACGTTATCAGAAATGATGAACCGCCGTTTCTGCTCTTCGGTCAACTCATCGGCTCTTTTCACCCACTCGTCCGGGATTTCTTTGAATCCGAGATGTTGAAGCGCTTTATACCGCATATTGCCGCCCAATATCATCCCATCGGCATCGACGACTATCGGGCGCAGCTTCATCATCTCCGGGAACTCTTCAATGCTTTTAACGAGCTTCTGGAACCGCGCGTCTTTGATTATTCTTGGGTTCTTTGGGTTGACTTTTATCTCTTTAATTTGCATTGTTCCCTCCCGAAAAATTCGCAACAAAAAAGGGCCCGGAGGCCCTTCTTCATATTTCATCCGCGGTATTATCATACCTGCGGCTATTATATCGATAATACCACAATTATGTTTTTTTGTCAAGTGGTATCGTTTTTATCGCCTCG